CGCTGGTGCTGGCGTTGGCACCGGCATTGCACCTGCTGGTCCTGTTGGCTTAGAAGGATCCACCGGAGGCGTTGGCCCACTAGAAGTAGTAGGCTTATTTTCATCATCTACATTAACACCACGAACTAAACTTGAAAGAAGAGAAGCCATATTTTTTTCCTATTACATACCCATTGGACCCATCGGCCCCGGTCCCATTGGTGGCATAAGTTGTGGTGGTGCCATTGGCTTTTTACCACGAGCAGGTTTTTTTGCTGCAGGTTTTCGTGCCGACGGTTTTGCCTTTGGACCTTTTGCCATACCGAGTAATTGAGCCATGCCCATAGCCATGCCTTTTTTAGAAGCAGATTGCCTCATTGCCATTGACGTCTCCTATTTGACTCGTGAGAGTCGTGGATTTTTCTTCTTTGCTGCAATTGATGCATTGCGCGTAGAAGACGCTAGGATTGCTCCAGCGGATTTAACAGAGACGCCTTGCTGCTTAGCGATCTTCTGTTGCACAGCTTTAAAACCGGGATGTTTAGCTTGCGCCATGTTCTTTACGTTCAATTCTTAACAATTGAGACATAGAAGGAGTTTTCTTTAATTTATGCTCCTTCTTTTCCATGCGCAATAAACCTTGTTCTGTAGGAGGTTTTTTTAATCCGTGTTCATCTTGCTCGACTTTAAATATTTTTTTGCGAGACAAATGATTAAAATGTTTGTTCATTTGATTAATCATTAGCAGTTCCATGCTCGTAAGGATTTATTAATCCTGCTATTAGGATCATTAGCAGTTTTGGCACTTGTGCGTGAACGCTTCATGCCTTCCATACGCGCACAAAATGATTTTCTACGTGCAGCGTCTTTTGGTGTTTTTGGATTTGGTGCAGGTGGTTTTAAATTTGCCCCTGTAGTCCTTTTATAATGTGCTCGACCGGCCTCATTTAATCCACCTGATGGATTTTGATACTTTTTAACGACGCCCATAAGTACACCTCTCCATTATCATACACTAACAGGTACGGCAATACATTACTTGCGGTAGAATATTTATTATGTTGCAATTATCTAAACGCGAAAAAGAAATAATGAAGTTTATTTTGAATGGCAATACATCAAAAGAAACAGCTCTTGAACTAGGATTAAGTCCAAGAACTGTTCATTCTGCGCTAGAAAATATTTATTTCAAGCTCGGTGTATCTGGCAATGGCGCTCGACATAAAGCTTGTTTAATAGTCAAAGAAAATTCTTTACTTGACTAATCATCTGCAAATGGATCTTCAATATCATCTGTTTGCACTTGTTTTGTCTCAGTAGTTTCTTTCCGAGAATCCAATAAAGACCAATTGTCTACAATTACTTTAATAGCTTGCATTTTTACACCGTCTTTATTTGTGTATTTATCAATCTGCACTTTTCCGCTAACAGCAAGTAAACGTCCTTTTTGAGCATATTCATTAAGTGCAACTCCACTGTTACCAAATAATGTGCAGTTAAAAAAATCAGCTTCTTTATCTTTAGTTTTGCGATCTACGGCAATGCAAAATGATGTGTATGATTTTCCAAGTTGCGATTCTTTTGTAACTGGATTGTCTGTTAGTCTACCTACGAGTGAAACATTATTAAACATTATTAACTCCTATCTCATTTTACCGTAATACAGTATATGCATGTATGGTCATTCTAAAGTAAACTACTGGTATGGCACGTGATATCAAACAGATGAAACCTACCGGCATCTATAAAACCGGTATGATGAATGGAATGCGTAAAGGCATGAAAAAAGGCAAGAAAGTTGAAAACACTGAAGAATGTCCCGGTTGCGGTAAGAAAAAATCAGAATGCTGCTGTGATTAATCCTGTTTTTGCTCTTTGCAATATTGTTCAATTGAACTAACTACTTGCTGAGCAAACACATCACTGCGCGTAACTGTTGCAACTAAATACCAAATAGCTTTGTTTATGTCGTCATTGTAAGTTGAACCGGGTTTATCACCTGCTCGTTCAATGTATTTGACTGCGTTAAACTCTGCCCAAGTAAGATCCCATTCCCATGCACAATGCACAGTTTGAATTTTATGTTTACGGTAATGCGTATTTTCCATTAATATTCTCCGGTAGAGCCAAAACCACCGGTCCCACGCATAGATGTGGCATCAAATAATGAACCTGTTTCAATAACATGCACATCTGGATATACAACTGGACACATAACCAACTGCGCAACCGTCATTCCATCTAACACAATGAATTCTGTATTACTAGTGTTTGCTAAAATAATTTTTAACTCACCTTGATAGTCAGCATCAATTGTCCCGGGGCAATTTAACACAATAATGCCGTGTTTATATGCCATACCACTTCTTGTGCGTATTTGTAATTCATGCCCCGCAGGTATTTTTACTTTCCAGCCTGTGCGTATAAGCTGATGTGTATTAGGAGCTATGATTGTAGGTTTTTCAACATACGCTTTTAAATCAAGTCCACTTGCTAAAGTTGTTTTTCGCACTGGCACGTAATGCTCATGAGGGACATTAGCACCAACCCATAAAAATTCTAATTTACTATTCATGGCGTCACTTATTCATTAATGACTTAAGCGCAACCAAAGCAATCTCATTAACAATTTTTGCAGGTATTTTGTGCGTTTGACGCAACGTAATTAGTTCAACCGCAAGTTCAATTAAACTCATTTCACAGCTGGTTTCTCCATCACGAGAAATTACATATGATGTTGGTGTAAGTTGCTTAACTTCTACATCGGATTGATTGTTACGCTTCAAAATTGTCATCATTTTTCTCCTCTAACAGTAAACTTATGGCGTTTATTGCCATTTCATGCACGAGCCTATACGGAATTTTATACTGTGCTTTTTGCAATTGATCTAAAAGTAATACTGCTTCACCAAGATTATTTAGATATGCAATATTTAAACTGCCAGATCTTTCCGCGTCCCATTCTACACTGACAGAGCCAGTGCTGTATTCAATGACACAAACATCTGAATCTACGCCAATGCCAATCAACGTTATGTTTACAGGCCCATCACCCTTCACTGTCACTACCTAAATGGTATTTTTCAAAAGCACTAGTAGTAACTGGAAGCACTTTTTTTAATACATTCCAGCAGTCTGTAGCAATATCACGATGCTCTGCCTGTGTATGATTACTCATGCGTACGCGACAATAATGTAACCAATCACGCACAGTGCCTTTCATGTAGAGTCGCGTACCCACACACATTGGTAATACCATTCGAGCGGATTCAAGAGCTACACCCGACTTCACGAGGTCATCGTATGCGCGAATAGCAACAAGCACTGGCGCGAGTGCCTTGTTATCCATCTCAAGTTGCGTTTCTTGATCTTCAAACATGACACTACCTTGCCTATTTGTAGCGCCTTTACGGCGCATTACAGGCAAGTCTAATTCAATTTTAGACGGATTTGCGTACCGCTGGCTAAATTCTTGAAAATGAAAACTTCTATGGCGCAACATTTGTGCTGAAACAGCCCTAGATGTGTAGATCTCCATAACTACATCAACCATCTCAAATACAGACCAGTGGCCTTCTTTCATACAATAATTAAGCAAGCGTTCAAACTCAGGATTGTCTTGATTATTTGATGACACTCGCGCAAGGTGAATCATAAATTCTTCTGCATCTGGTTGAATGTATTTAAGCGTAGCTGCCATGTGTCCTCCATACCCCAGACGGGACTCGAACCCGTACACCTTGCGGTAACAGATTTTAAGTCTGTCGTGTCTACCATTTCACCACCGGGGCGTACGTAATTATACCGTAAGTATGTATTTACAAATTAGGTTTTGACCAAGCTTGTTGTTTGTTTCCACCAGAGTATGGAACAGCGTGTCCGTCTTTTACCAGTTGCTCATTTAACGTGCATGGCGACCTGTCAGTGCGCACTTGAACTAATCTGCGCCCGTATTTGTCTGCTTTGGCTTGCACGACAATAGAGAATTTTTCAAGTTTATTTACTGCATCATCAAACCAAAACTTAGCTTCTAGGATGCATTTCTTACCTTCGGGTGTGTCGTGTTCAGGCGTATCAATACCATGCAAACGACAATGCTGATCCACCAACCAGATACCAAAACCAAGGTCGATATCGCAAACAAAAGTATCGCCATCAATGACTCGTTTGAACTTAATACCGTACTCATACATTGGTTATGCCTTTTTGTTAGAACGTACACTGTGATCACTATTACGACTAAATGATCTATTTGACGACGGTGACCTAAGTATTAGATTAGCCATAGAATTAGACCCACCTTTAGACAATGGTTTTTTATGGTCAATGTCTTTTCCGTCACGATTAATACCTTTAGCGTCCATAGCCCTACGTGCCCTTTGGCGTTCCATTCGCAGGGGATGTTCACCTCTAGCTACTTATAACAAATAAACCACCCGTAGTAGAGGAGGTTACTACGGGTGGCTACTACACATTAGGCAGAAAGAGTAAAAAGGTCCTAACGTGCAGCATCTCCAGTGCGTTTGCATGCATGGGAGACTGTTACTTAACTTTTAACAATTTAGAATACGATGTTCCGGACATAGCTTGCGCAGCTTGTGCTGCAGACACCTTTGATGTAATGCGTTTATTTGGCTTCTGTACTATTGTTGGGTCAACTCTATTTAATGCTTGACGCGCATCGTTACGCAATTTAGCTACAGCACCAGCTGTATCAACACGCTGATCACGAGTCCCACCAATGACATTATCACCATATTTGATGAAATCAGCATTTTTACGTTTAGTATCTTGGGCCATGATGTACTCCGTGAAAATTATACTCCTACTGCTGGGATCGAACCAGCGACCGTACGGTTAACAGCCGTATGCTCTACCTCTGAGCTAAGTAGGATCACAAACCTTTATTTGCTTGGGCGCTTGGTTGCTTTAGGAAACGCTTTAAGGTCTAACATTTGACTTGGGCCTTCACCAATACTTGGGCGACTATTAGGAGCTGGCTTATCTGGTGTAATACCAAGAAAGTTACTTACTCCTCTTATAGAAAATGGCGCAGCATTTTTTGGCGTTTCTGCTGGCTTTGGCGCAGCTGGCTTAATTGGCACACGTGACTCAGTTGGCCTTCGCGCTTTTAAGTTTTCGTCTTCTGCTGGTTTTTGTTTAGCTGTAGTTGATGGCTTTACAGCAGGTTTTGGCTCTGGTTTAGCTGCTGACTCTGGCTTTTTACCAAACTCCTTATTGTAATCAACCGGCATATTTTTGGCAGCTTTCTCACGATAGCGCTGCACTTTAGCGTCGCCTAAACCTTCATTATCTTTAATGTGCTTTTGTTCGTAAATATCAATGGACGCATTGTTAAAAGCTTTTTTTTGATCTTCAGGTAAGCTGCCTACAATGCGCTCCCACTCTCGATTTGCAGCAGCCTTACCCTTACGGATAGCAACATCAAATAAGTACCCAGCTGCATCTTTGCCTGATTTGAATAAGTTAGCCATAACCGAGTATAGCATAATATGCAGTGCAGCAAAACCGTATGGATCCTAATTTCTCCGTAGGGAGATGATGTTCTCCGATGGGAGAAATAGATAAAAAGTAGCTGAGAATATATGGTTTGGAGTCCCAACTAGGCCGCTCCGACCGGGGCAGGGGTCTCCCTGTACCCTCCCAGCCTCCACCCGGCACAGGCACGTGACTTGGTCGCAAAAACCGGACTACTTATATAGCGTGGACGCCCGACGGCGGGTCGTCCGGTATGCGGTACACGTTTTGTCACATTCACATTCACCGGTGAATGTCCGATGAAGGCAGGTTATAGCCGAAACAAAACAAAGGAAACCAAACATATGAAACCTTTCATACCAAGCGCACACGATAATATCGTGTCGCTCATTACTACGCTTGACGCATACGCGGCTAGCGGTACGCTTTTTCCTGAAAAAGTAGTACAAAGTAGCCTAAGGGCTATTGCTACCGCGTATGGCACGGCTGTTTCAAAGCGTCAAGTCACGCCGGCAGATACG